CGGCATTTCCATCTTGTGGAGTTGCTGGAGACCATTTCTTAAAAAATTCTATCGTGTCCCGTAGTAAATAGTTAAATCCTGCGTTAATTAGTGCCTCCTTTTCTTGCAGTGTGACATCTATCTCGAATGTTGCTGAACCATCCTCATTTTCTACTAATTCAGTTATTTCCATTGGCTTTCCTCACTAGTTCCATAAAATGCTCAAGGCTAACAATAGCTAAAGGCTTTGCATTGTTCTGTTTTACCACTAATAAAGGTTCCATATCATCTGGCATGGTGTGCTGATTATAATACTTATAGATAGCGATGGCCGATAAGTTTTTGCACTCTGTCCCATATGGAAAGACTTTCTTTGCTGCCGTGCTTAGTTGTACATCCAGGCCGTTGGCTCCCATGCTCGTGCTCCGAACATCGTCCAGTGTCAGTGTAGGAAACTTCTCTATTATTAGGTCTCGTACCTTCTGTTGTAGTATCCGTCCTTTCTGTTTTGCACTGCTCGTCTTCATTTATCCACCCTATAGGTTCATGTTCAATCTGAGTATCTGGGTTTCTTGCGTCTTTAAAAACATTCCACAACTTCTCTCTCTTGGCAAACTCTGTGAATAACCCTGTCTCCCTGCCATAAGCATCTATCTCCCACGGTTGCTTATAATAGTCTACCGCATCACTATCATAGTCCCGTCCCATCCACTTAGTCATTTCTTCGTCTAATTCTTCATATACATATTGTTTTACATGTACAAACTCATGCGCTAAGGTCTTCAGTATTGTTGTCCCTGAAGCGTAAGGATGTATCTCAATCATTAATTCCCGTGGTTTTCCCTTACTATTCCGTCCTTCTATTTCCGTGGTTGCATAGACATCCAAGTGCTTATTAAACTTTATAGTTACAACAACATGGCGCAGTAACTGCTTACTAATTAACTGTTCGCCATAATAGTGACAAGCACGTACAATATAATCATTAAACCTGTCATCTGGGTGTTGGCTGTGTAATAGAATAATCATTTATTCACCGGGCGGTTTCCAGACTTCACCAGCAGTTCTTCGTAGGTAACACAGTGTGGCTGTCTCTCTAAGTCTGTCTTTGTTACCGTAAGCTTTACAGCAAGCAGCGTACATATCGGCTTCACTTTTACATCCGCTAAGGAGTTTTCCGGCTTTAACTGGCCCAACCCCCCTAATACCTTGGATATTATCAACTCTATCTCCCGTTAATATTTGAATATAAAAGTTAAGCAAAGCTTCTTCCGGTGTTACTTCCTTCATAGACTTCTTTACAAAATTCCAATGCTTTCCCGGTAATTGAAAGAAGTCTTTATCTATGCTGGCAATAATGGTTTCATTGTTCTGTGCTGTGTGCTCAATAGCAATGTCATCATCAGCCTCTTGGTTGTCTGATACGGTAAAGCCCCACGCACTGATTAGGTATTCCCGTATAATCCCTAAGTGCTTTGGCTTAGGGGCAGTTCTATTGCCCTTGTATGGGGCAGTTATAGCTACCTCATTTCTGAAGTTACTATGCCCTGTAAGATATCCTTGATATGTTTCAGCTTCAATATCTTCCCAGAGCATAGTCTCCAAAAACTTAGCTGTCCTAGCGATAGCAATCTTCTCAGATTCCTTCTCCGCACCAAACCCTAAGCGATATGAAATAATATCGCCATCAACTAAGACATGAGGCACTATAGAGCCTCTTCTTCTTCACTTTCTGGGTTATATTCAACCAAGTCAGTGATAGTCAGCTTCTTCAACGAAGGGCTAACGCCACTCTTTCCCTTAAACGTCCAGTCATAGGTAGACACAATCGCCTTAGCCTTGCTGCCGTTGGCTATGCGAAAGTCTTTAGCAATCTCCTCGCCTTCTTTGTTAAAGGCAGTAATTGCATAATTACTCTTGCAAGTGATGTAATTACCCTCATCTGGTCGATTCTCAGCATTACTCAGTACGTTAATACCTAGCTCTTTCAAAGCATCTACAGCCTTTGATGACAAGTTAGAGAGGTTTACTGTATATTGCTCTTTATCTGAAACCGGGTTAGGTACTTGCAAGCAAGCCCAATACACATCTGCTAATACTGAAACACTTTTACCTGCGCTCATAATAACTCCTTAGTTAATTTAGTTACAATTTAGTGTACTTCTGCCCAGGTTTGCCCTACTTTATACTCAGCCCCCACTGGGCACCTGAAGTTGAGTATTTTTCCTGCCTCTGCTGCTGAATGTACAACGATTTTACCTACCTGTTCACCGAAGTTAGCAGAAGTTTCTATCTGCACCTCATCATGTACCCACGCTACTATCTTACATGGTATCTTAGCCGCTGTCAAGTTCTTTTTAATCTGTATAAGCCAGACTTTACTGATAATAGCCCCTGCGGACTGTAATAGCGTATTCAGGGACGAATGAGCAGACCTAATTTGTAATCTGTAGCCACCTAGTCCCTGTATACTACCTTTACCTGCCGCTGCCTCAACTTTAGATCGTAACGAAGCGAATGACGGCACAGCCTTAAAGAAATTACTAAGAATCTGTTGTCCTTCCTTCGCAGAACCACCTACAATTGACCCAATCTTAGATGGAGATGCCCCATAGAGAGTGGCATAAAGCACCGTCTTTGCAATATCTCTGGAAGCAACCCCAAAAGCTTCTTGATTTCGGGTATGAACGTCCCCATTAACAACCTCATTTATGTAATCCACGTCGTTAAGATAATGAGCAAAACAGCGTAGTTCAATACCGCTAAGATCCACCCCAACCAGAACATTTCCGGAACCCACCGTCCAACAATTACGAAACTCACGCCCATATGGCGCTCTGGTAGCCGGAACCTGAGCCATATTAGGACTATGGTGAGTTGCCCTGCCAGTAACAGCCCCAAAAGTAATAACACGACCATGTACCCTCCCATCTGATTGACAATATTCGAGCCAAGAATCCAACTGTGCTGCCCTCTTTTGAAGCATTAAATACCGTGCAATAGTCTTGGCCTCCGGTATATCCATATTTTCTAGCGTTGTTTCGTCTACAATTGTATGCCCTTTCTCGGTATGCTTCTCCGGCTTCCACCCACGCTCCATAAGGCGTTTAGCTATCTGTTGACGGCTACCTACATTGAACACCTCTACATCGTCTTTAAGAGGCCTTCCCGTCCTTTCTGAGACCCTTTTAGTAACTATGGGTGGAAAGGTGTCTTGTAAGGATGCTTCAATGTTCGCCATCTCTGTCCGAATATCTGCTAATAATGTCATGGAATAGGGAATATCCAGTTTAAACCCAGTACGCTCCTGTTCTGATATAATAGCCTGCACCCGGTGTTCAATTTCTACTGCCTGTTCATGTATCGTGAACGCCTCCAATTCCTGAACAAGGGAATCATACACTTTAGCGGTTACTTTTACGTCCTGTATACAGTAATCAATCATCTCCTGGCAAAGACCCCCGTCATAGTCCTTAAAATCTCCCTTTGGAAAGTTAAGGATTTTACCCCAGTTTGCTAGACTATGTCCTCCTTCACGGCCCGCCCTGCACAACCTGGATAACACTAAGGTATCCTTACATTGTCGCAAGACGATATTGGTTCCCCATAGCTTGTTTAAGAGATGACAATCAAAACCAATAATGTTATGGCCAATAATAATGTCGCAAGAATTAAGGTAGTCATTTAACTCCTCCTTGTCCTTCTCTAACCATGTAAGAACCTCTCCTGTATCCTTGTTCATAGTAACGCAGCACCAGATAGTGTCCCACTTGGTGTTAGTCTCTATATCTAATATAATAGTTGTCATTTAATAATAAAATGCAAGTGTTTTTAACCGATTTCTGTGGATATTGTAGGGTTTTTGTAAGCAGTTGTTACCTCCGTCCATCCAGCGAAATACATATTTTCTGTGCCGTTGCTACATTTACCATACATACCATCCATGTGGTGGAATTTATATACACGATCTAGGCTACCTTCTAAAGCATCTGGTGGAATCTGTGGGTTTTCTAGTAGTTTAAAGTAAGAACCATTTGGTAGTTCATAAAGTTTAGTCATACTTATCTCCTTTAAATTTACAGCGAAGAATCCGTAATCTCATTCATTCGTCCTGTGTCCTTATTATACAGCAAAGCAGAACAATTAGGGCTAGTAAGTCCAGAAAATCTGTTCTTTAATATGGAAACACGGGTAGTGTTGCGTTCTATGGCCTCCTCATGCTGCCCATTACGCACTAATCCTATCACAATATCACTCAATTGTCCAATACTACCTGACCCACGAAGCTGAGACAATGTTGTAGCAGCACCCTCCTCATGCCCTTTACTCTCCGGGCGCTTAAGATGGGATACAGCAATAAGACAAATTCCAGTTTCTTGGACCAGCATCCGTAGCTTTGTCATAAGTTCGTCTATTGATTTTCTCTCATCACCGTTAGATTGTGCCGAAATTACCATACTAATATGATCTAGAAAGACATATTTACAGTCTGCCGCTTTAGCAAAGTACCGTATTCTGTTGATAACATTATCAATATCAGTAGACCCAAAATTGTCCCAGAAAAATAGCCTGTCAGTGCCCATAGTAGATTCAAAGGCACGTCGTAGTTCCTCCTCTGAGGCATACGTATCCGGTAAGTGTAGTGGGCGATTAAGGGATAAAGACATTATAGACTTAGCAGTACGGGGCACTGATTCTTCCATAAACATTAGGCCGATGTTCTCCTGTGTGGTTTGGATTAAATGCCACAGAATCTCCCGGAGGAATTGAGACTTGCCTAAACCGCTGCCAGCACACACAGTAACCAACTCTCCACCGCGCAGCCCATAGGTCAGGTCGTTAACACCCTGCCACGGGTAGAGTGCCATAGCCTTTTCAACTGGTTTATTGACAGCCTCCCACAAAGTAGACCCTGCTATGATTCCATCAGGAACCCACTGCTCTGCCGCCCACCACTGCTTAACATATTCTCCACCTTTCCCTGCTTTCAGGTAATCACAGGCATCCTTGAAACCCTGTACGTGCTTCAGTATCTTGCACTTGCTGCCTAGCACCTCTGCCACCTGATTTGCAGCAATAATACCTGGTTCGTCGTTATCAAAGCTAATAACAATAGACTCAAAAGACTGTAACCATTCGTAAGACTGTTTAATATCCTTTAAGGCAGACTGAGCACCGTTACGGATAGACACGTTGGGATACTTGCTGCCTGCCATCTGATAGCCCGCAAG